TTATTTTCAAGCACCAATCAATTAGTTGCAACATCCTGCAACGTTGCCACAATAAATCCATCAGATAAATTTAACACATACTTAGTTCAAATTAGAAAAAAAGATGACTCAACCAGTCAGATTACGGAAGTTATTATTTTAACCGATAATGGTAGTCAAACTGGAGAACCAAATTTATATTCTTTTGAAAGAGGATCTTTATCTACTGGAATCACTACAGAAGTTGGATATACATCAAATTTACTGGGAGAAATTTATGGTGAAGTAGATGAACTGGATAATCATTATTTAAAATTTACACCAAATGATCCATATAACAGCACATATGATATAAAATTCTTAAATACGAAATTTCCAATAACGGATGTCGGTATTGGATCTACTTCTGTTGGATTTATTAGATTATCTGGAATTACATCTACTGTTGGAGCAGGATCTACATTTACTTTGATCAGTCAGCAGCAATCTACAATAAAATCAGCATTTTCTCAAATTCATATTATTGATAATATTACTAATAAGATGAATTATTATGAATTTTTCTTGGATAACACAAACGGGGTTGACACAAACCTAGGAGAATTTTATTTTGACACTGAAGAAGATTCTAGTTCTAAATTTATTGGAACGTTTACAGCTTCACTTTCAAGTGGAATTGTATCCTTTACATATACGAATACTTCACCAAATTCAGTAACAGTTAGATCAAAAATTGTTGGATTTGGATCAACTGCACTTGGAATAGGAACATATAGATTTAAATCGGATGGTCAACCAGATGGTGATGAAAGAACCGTTACTTTGGGATCAAGTTTTAGTAGAGTTTCAACGGCATCAACCGTATTTTCTTATAATACTGATATATATTCGTCATCAAAATCAATCATTAAAGTAAGTATAGGGTCAACAAGTGCTTTACATCAAGTTTTGACAACTATTGATTTAAATGATATGTACACATATCAATATCCATTTATATCAGCAGGCAGTACAAATGGAATAGGAACGTTTGGTGGGACAAGAAATGGCAATATAGCTTCTTTGATTTTTTATCCAGATACTAATGTTTCTGGAGTTAGTACGACAACCACTTATGAGATATTAAGTTATAACCAAGTGTTTTATGACGAAAATGATTATATTAATCTATCCCAAAATTTAACATATACAAATGTTTCGGAATCTGTAGGTATTACTAAATTTTTTGGAATTAATGATACTGATGTCAATAGATTAAATTTTGATTTATATTATCAAAATACTCCCATATTCATGAAAACCTTTAATCCAGAAAATACTACAGTTCTGGATAAAGCAACTGGAACTTTTAATATTCCTAATCATTTTTTCCAAACAGCAGAAAAATTATATTATCGTCCAAATATAACTTTTGTTTCTGTTGCAGCATCATCGGTAAGTATTGGGGCGACAACAGATTATTTGGGATTCACTACAACAGTAATGCCACCTGTTATTTGGGCAATTAGACTTGACAACGATAGATTTAAATTGGCAGCAACACTAGATAATGCATATGCTGGAATTGCCATAACATTTACTTCATCCGGATCTGGAAATGCTCATGAACTTGAAATGGTCAAAAAGAATGAAAAATCCATTATTTCTATTAATAATATAATTCAGTCTCCGATAGCTTATACAAATTTAAATTATACTCTTGATAATTACGGGTCAATTGGAACAGCTTCTACGATCTTCAAATTAAGTGGAATTGGATCAATCCGAATTAATGATATTCTTAAAATAGATGATGAATATATGCAGGTTATAAACCTGGGTCTTTCAACAATATCAACTGGACCAATTTCTTTTGCTGGAACATTTCCACTAGTAAATGTAAAAAGAGCATATGTTGGTAGTTCATCCAGCTCTCATGTAGATTTAAGTAGTGTAAGTCTTTATAGAGGGTCATATAATATTGTTAAAAACACAATTTGGTTTACGGAACAACCAGAAGGTAGTCTCGAAGATCAATTATTCTCCGACTTCGATAATCTTCCAGAAGCTAGAGCATATTTTAATGGAAGAGTTTTCTTAAGAAAAAATTATAGTACTAATATCATATATGATGATCTTTCAGAAAATTTCAATGGAATAGGAAGAACATACACTTTAACAATCAGTGGTGTCAATACATCTGGATTAGGAACGGATGGATCTAATGGAATTGTTTTACTTAATGGAATATTCCAAACACCAACAACACAAAATAATCCAGGTAATAATTATGAAATTGTAGATAATACCACTTCTACACAAGATCCATTTGCACCTTATTATTTAAGACCAGATGAATATACTGGTTTTGCTGCTGGTATTACTACAAATCCAGAATTTACAACAGAAGTTGGAATTAGTAGCATTGTATTTTCTGGAATTACTTCATCTTCAACTGGAGAATATATAACTTCTCCATCTGATGTAAACTTAAATCAAGTGCCTAGAGGTGGCATTATTGTATCATTAGGTTCAACTCCAGGTCTTGGGTATGCACCACTTGTTGGAGCAAGAGTTAAAGCAATAGTTGGTTCTGGTGGGACGATTACAAGTATTGTCGGCATTTCTTACACTGGATCAAGTATAGGTGTAAGAACAGCTTCTTACAACAATATTACAGGAATAGTTAATATAAAAACAACAACAGATCATGGTTTATTTGCCGATGATCGTGTAAGACTCGTTGGATTGGCATTTACTTGCCCATCCGGAGGAGGCATAGTTTCTTATTTCCCCTCACCAAATTTCCAGGGATATTTATTTGAAGTTACAGGGATTGTTTCTGCAAGAGAATTTACTGCAAATGTTGGACCAAGCACTTTACCACATACTTATGTCGGTGTTTCTACCATTGGATTTGGTACTATTTTTCCATGGTACAATCTTAATATTGGATCCGGTTATAGAGATCCAGTTTCAGTAGCAGTTTCTGCCTCGGTTGGTTCTGGTGCTACCATAACAGCTACTGTTGGTGCTGGCGGCACATTAGCATTTACAATTGTTAACCCAGGAACAGGATATACTGGAATTGGTACAAGTTCTCCTAGAGTTTATATATCTCCACCAAATTATGAAAATCTTGGAGTAATTGGTGTATCTAGATTAAGTGTAGGATCAACAACAGATTGTGGTGTTGGGTTGTTATTAAATCTAGAAGTTGGATCTGCTTCAACAACTGGAGTTGGAGTTTCTGATCTATTTGAAGTAACTAACTTTAAAGTTGCAAGAAATGGATATGGATTCCAACGTGGGGATATTGTGAAAGCAGTTGGACTCGTAACTGCTAAAGGACTTGCTTCACCAATAAAAGAATTCCAATTAACGATCTTAAAAACTTTTTATGATTCTTTTTCTTGTTGGCAATTTGGACAAATGGATTATATTGATTCGGTTAAAAATTTACAAGATGGAATTAGAACAAGATTCCCATTATATTATAATGGAGAACTTGTTAGCTTTGAGAAAGGAACTTCTCCAGAGTCAACTCTAATTGATTTCGATTCATTATTATTAATTTTTATTAATGGCGTATTACAAGAGCCAAAAGTTGCCTATCAATTTATTGGCGGTAGTAGTTTTACATTTACTGAAGCACCAAAACCAGAAGATAAAATTTCTATTTTCTTTTATAGGGGAAGTGCAGAAGATAGTGAAATATTTAATGTAAGAGAAAGTATTAAAGAAGGTGACGTTGTTCAAATATACTCAAATAACTCCTTACCTGGAATAACTACTACTCAAAATTCAAGAACTGTTACTGCTATTTCATTCTCCAATAAAACTCAAACCGATCTTTATGTTGATCAAGGAGTTGATATTGTTAATGATAAAACATTGTATTGGACTAAACAAAATACTGATAAAATAATTGATGGTAACGTTATTTCAAAATCTAGAGATTCTCTTGAGCCGCAAATTTATCCAACCGCAAGAATTATTAAAGATTTTACTGCAGAATCAACAGAATTGTGGGTAGACAATGCAGAATTCTTTAATTATGAAAATGTAGATGTTAATCAATTTGAATGTTCTGGATTAGTAGTTTCTGGTGAAGCAGATCCAGTCGGAGCAGCAGCTAGTGCCACAGTTAGTGCTACAGGAAGAATAACAGGCATTACTATAACAAATGCTGGTAGTGGATATTTTGCTCTTGGACCAGCTGGGACAACAGTTCAAATTGAAATAGCAGCACCTAAAAAAATTGGAGTGGGAATTGGATCAACAGCTATTGCATCGGCAGTAGTTAGTTCTACGGGGACAGTCACAACACCAACAGTTTCATTTTCTGGATTAGGATATACCTCTTCAAATCCACCAAGAGTTATTGTAGAAATACCCAAACCAAAAGTTGAATTTATTACAAACATAACAAATGCTCAAGGATTTTCTGGAAATATTACTAATATATCAACTTGTCCAGGTATAGGAACAGATTTAGCAATCCAATTTATATTGGATCCAGCTTTGGCTCCATTTCCAAACTTAAGTCCAGGAAATCCAGTATATATTTTTGATACTTATGTTGGAAGAGGTGTAACTTCGATTTATACTAATAATACTGAACGGATAGGTATTGGAACAACTTTTTCGGATTGTATTTACAATGTAAGCGCATTTGATGCTAGCAGTGGAATACTTACTTGTAATGTTTTATCAACTACAAATACATCTGGATTAAATACTACAGGTCCAATAGCAGGTAAAATTTCTTGGGGAAGATTATCAGGATTTAATCGTGGATCTTCTCCAATTGCAATAGGTCTTACTGGATTTAGAATTTCTGGTCTTTCAACATATCCAACAGTACAGAGAAGAGGAACTGGTTTAAGAGATATTGGAGCCTTAAAAAAGATTTTATAACCTAGTATAAATATAGAAAAAACTATATCCAAATGTCTGCACTTGTAACGGATCAACTTAGAATATTAAATGCATCCAATTTTGTAGATTCTGTAGCAAACTCTTCTAATTCATACTATGTTTTTGTTGGATTATCAAATCCAACAAGTCCATCTTCAGGATTTGGAAGATCTAGTTCTTGGGATACTACTCCACCAAATCCAACAGATAATGGTGATTATACAAATCATTATAAATCTACAATTTTGTATGGTAAAAAGGTAACTAGTGCTAATTTAAGAAGAGTAATAAGAAGAATTGACTGGACTTCTGGACAACAATATGACATGTATAGACCAGATTATAGTTTAAATAATAGATCTTCTTCTGGAGCTTTACGTTTATATGATTCAAATTTTTATGTTTTAAATTCAGATTATAGAGTATACATTTGCTTAAATAATGGATCTTCGGGAATTAAAACATCTGGGAACTCTTCCCAAATTGAACCAACTTTTACTGATTTAGAACCAACAGAATTAAGTGATGGATATACGTGGAAATTTTTATATACAATATCTCCCAGTGATATTATAAAGTTTGATTCGACTGAATATATAACAGTTCCCAATGACTGGTCAACAACAACTGATTCTCAAATTACGGCAGTCAGAGAAAATGGAGATTCAACAGTTAATGAAAATCAAATTAAACAAATTTTTATAAAAAGTACCGGAAATGGATATCCAACACAATCTGGTAAGATATGCAATATAGTTGGTGATGGTAGTGGTGGACAAGTTTCTGTTGATATTGATGTTGAAGGTAAAATTTCAGATGTAGTTGTTACTGCAGGTGGAAAAAGTTATACTTATGCGTTAATTGATTTAGGTACAACATCTACAAATATTCCAGCATCTTATGCAAATTTAATACCAATTATACCACCATCAAAAGGTCATGGTTATGATATCTATCAAGAATTGGGAGCAGATAAAGTTTTAGTTTATGTTAGATTTGATGATTCCACAAAAGATTTTCCAATAGATACAAAATTTGCTCAAGTTGGAATTGTAAAAAATCCTTTTGTCTTCAGCACCACTGGAACTGGAACAACAGTTTTTACCAGTAATGAATTTTCTGCAGTTTATGCTGTTAAATTTAGTGGAACACCAACGGGTTCAATTTCAATAGGCGATAAAATTGAACAAACAGTAAGTGGAGGAAAAGCGTATGGATATGTAGTTTCATATGATTCCGAAACTAAAGTTTTAAAGTATTATAGAGATCGCTCATTATACTATAATGGAGGATCTGGATCAACCAATGCAGACTTTGTTGGCATGTCTTCATTTTTTGATTCAACCGGAACTCAACTCAGTTTTAACTCCACTTCTCAAATTATTAAATCTGGTGGTGGATTTAATGCCACAATCGACAGTGGATTTAGTGGAATTACAACTACAATTGGATCTAAAATTATTAATCTTGGAGTTAATTTTACCAATGGACTTGCCAATCCCGAGATAAATACTAAGTCAGGAGATGTACTTTACATCGATAATAGACCAACAGTAACGAGAAATTCTAGACAAAAAGAAGACGTTAAAATTATCCTGGAATTTTAAAAAATGGCTCAAAAAACTAATTTAAATGTAAATCCATATTTTGATGACTTTAATGAACCTGTAACAGGTGCTAGAGATAAAAACTACTATAAAGTTTTATTTAATCCAGGAAAGCCAATACAGGCAAGAGAATTAAATACTTTACAATCAATATTACAAGATCAAATAGAATCATTTGGTAGTCATATTTTCAAAGAAGGATCATTAGTTATTCCAGGTAATATTGCATATGATAATCAATTTTATTCTGTAAAATTAAATCCTAGTCAATATGGAATTGATGTAAATACATATATTTCAAATTTTGTTGGAAAAATAGTTGTTGGACAAGTCTCTGGAATTACAGCTAGAGTTGTATATGCACAATCTTCAAATGCTGAAGTAGAATATCCAACAATTTATGTAAAATATTTGGATTCTGACGCCAATAATTTAATTTCTCCTTTTGAAGATGGTGAAGAATTATATTGTAACGAATCTGTTGGAACCATAAATGCAGGGGTTCCATTCGCAACAACTATTATTTCAAATTCAACAGCAACAGGATCTGCAGCATCTATTGGAGATGGGGTATATTTTATTAGAGGAACTTTTGTAAGGGTTGCCAAACAAACAATAATATTAGATTATTATGCAAATATGCCCACATACAGAGTTGGGTTGTCAATTATTGAAGAAATTATCACAGCAAAAGATGATGATAAATTATACGATAATGCAAGTGGATTTACAAATTATGCAGCTCCAGGTGCAGATAGATTAAAAATATCTTTAATACTTACAAAAAAAGAAATTGATGATATTAATGATGTCGATTTTGTTGAATTATTAAGAATTAAAGATGGTTCTATCCAAAAAATGGAAGTTCAATCATCTTACAATTTAATTAGAGATTATTTGGCAAAAAGAACATTTGATGAATCAGGAAATTATGTTGTAAACCAATTTGAATTTTCTTTAAATAATTCTTTAAATGACAGAATTGGAAATGACGGATTATATTTTGATACAGAAAAAACTGATAGTGGAAACACTCCATCTAATGATTTAATGTGCTTAAAACTATCTCCAGGTAAAGCTTATGTGGAAGGATACGATATAGAAAAAACTGGGATTGAAGTAATTGATGCCGAAAAACCGAGAACAACACAAACTATTACTTCTGCAAGTATTCCCTTCCAAATGGGTAATATTTTAAGAGTTAATAATGTTTCTGGATTTCCATTACTTAAAGGAACTATTTTTTTACAAAACAGGAGAAAAAATAGCACAATAGCTGGTGCTGGTACAACTATTGGCGTTGCAAGAGTTTATAATTTTAGTGTTACCGATTCTGCATATAGTGGGGCACCAACTTTATGGGATCTTTATCTGTACGACGTACAAACATATACTGAAATTATATTAAATCAATCAGTTTCTTCAGTAGAACTACCAACAACATCATTCATTAAAGGAAAAAGCAGTGGTGCTAGTGGATATGCAGTTTCTTCTGGAGGTTCTGGTACAGTATCAGTATCTTTACGCCAAACTTCTGGTAGCTTTATAGTTGGAGAACAAATTTTAATTAATGGTTTGGATATATATCCAAGAACCATTTCAGCAATAAAAGATTATAACGCTAACGATATAAAATCCATATTTCAACCTAGTGGTGTTACAGGATTTTCCACTTCCTTTTTAGCCGATAGTTTCCTTGACAAATCAGCAAGATCTGAAATTATTACAATTACCCCTGGTGGTGGGGGTATTTCAACCGCAACAGTTGCATCTCCAGCAACTTTTACTGGTATTAAAACAGATGATATTATTAGATACCAAAGACCCGGTATAACTTCAGAGGTTTATAATCGTGTTAGTGCTATTTCAACATCTCTTACTAGTTTAACACTAGTTGCCGAAACTAGTGTTTCGGGAATTTGTGATGGAACTTTAGGAATAGCAACGTTGTATAGTGGACCATATTCTGTTGGAATTTCTAAAATTAGAAATGATCAACAAGGATTTTTATATGCAATTTTACCAAATCAAAATATATCATCAGTAAATTTAGATAGTTCAAACGTAATTTTTACAGCACAATCCAATACATCATTTACACCTACAGTATCTGGAAATACTCTAACGGTGGATGTTGGTAATTTTAATATTGGTGTCACATCTTCAGTTATAAATTTTGCAACATTTGATGAAGAAAGATATTCTATTGCATATTCTGATGGTAGTATTGAAAATCTAACATCTGATAAAATCAGTATCACTTCCAATCCAAGTAGAGTTACATTTTCAAATATTTCAAATAAGACAGTTGCAACTATTAATGCAACATTTATTAAAAGTTCTTTACAAAGTAAGATTAAACAGTTTAGTAGAAGTAGGACACTTAATGTATCTTTTTCAAGAAATCCAGAATCTGGAACTGGAATTAATACTACAACAAATGATGGTCTTACCTATAATCAATTTTACGGTTTAAGAGTTCAAGATGAAGAAATTTCTTTAAACTATCCAGATGTATCAACTTTACTTGCAGTATATGAATCATTAGATACCAGCGCACCATCTTTAGATCAACTATCTTTTAGTGCGGTTGTTAACGTTGATGCTAATGCAATTATTGGTGAACAAATAATTGGAAGCACAAGTAAAGCAGTTGCTAGGATTGTGTCTAAACCATCTAGTAATAATCTTGGGATATTATATTTAAATTCTTCTAGATTTGTATCCGGAGAAAATGTAATTTTTAGTGAATCTGATATAAGTACAACTATTGCATCAATAACAGTAGGAAAATATAGTGATATAACTAGCAAATTTACTTTAGATAAAGGGCAAAAAAATCAATACTATGATTATTCAAAAATTGTAAGAAAATCTGGAGAAAATGCACCTTCTAGACCATTGTTAATTATATTTGATCATTATACTGTACCATCTTCGGACACAGGTGACATTTTTACAGTTAATAGTTATTCTCAAGAAAGATTTTCCTCTGATATACCAACATTAGGTAACAATAATATAAGAGCAACTGATACTTTGGATTTTAGACCAGAAGTTGGAATTTTTTCTGGATCATCATCATCTCCTTTTGATTTTTCATCTAGATCTTTTGGAACTGATCCAAAATTGATAGTTTCTCCAGATGAAAGTGCATTAGTTGGATATCAATTCTATCTTGGTAGGATAGAT